AAATCGGGCAGGGGCGCGAGGGCGGACCCGGCGCGCCGGATTCTCGGGTTCAGCCCGAGCAGGGCGCCGATCGCCTCCCGGCGCCGGCCGAGATCGAGCCTTCGCCGACGGCTGACCTGCCGCCGCTGACGCGCCTGCTGCATCATCCGCTCGCCGCCCTTTTCCCCATGCTGCCCGACGACGAGCTGCGCCGCCTCGCGGGCGATATCGAGGCGAACGGGCAGCAGGAACCGGTCTGGCTGCTCGACGGCAAGATCCTCGACGGGCGGAACCGCGAGGCGGCTTGCCATCTGGCCGGGATCGACGCCTGGACGAAGGAATACGAGGGCAAGGACCCGCTCGGCTTCGTGCTCTCGCTCAACCTGCATCGCCGGCACCTGACGGAAAGCCAGCGCGCCATGGTGGCGGCGCGGATTGTCGATTGGGAACGCGGCATCAACCAGAGCACAGCCGGGGATGCAAATTTGCACGCCCGCGAGGCAGGGCGCCGGCTTTCGATTTCCGAGCGCGCGGTCAAGGCAGCAAAGCGGGTGCGCGACCACGGTGTCGAGGCTCTTTCCGATGCCATCCGCGACGGGCGGATCTCCGTCCATGCCGGCGAGGCTCTGAGCCACCTGGAGCGGGCGGCGCAGGAAGAGGCGCTGCGGCTCGAGGAGAAGGAGATTATCCAGCGCGCCAAGGAAATCCGCCAGAAGCGGCAGGAGATCCGTCATGCCGTGCGGCTGACGCATATGGCGCATGTGGCAGAGGCCGGCTCGTCGACTGCAGGCAAGGTTGGTCAGAAGTTCCCGGTTATCTATGCCGATCCGCCGTGGCAGTTCGGGGTGCGCTCGGAAGTGACGGGGCGCGAGAAGAGCGCCGAGAACCACTATCCGACCATGCCGACGGATGCGATCTGCGCCCTCTTCGACGAGATCGGCGCACCGGCCAAGGCCGACTCCGTGCTTTTCCTTTGGGCCACGAACCCGATGCTACCAGATGCATTCAGCATCATGGCGGCATGGGGTTTCACCTATGTGCACCATTGGATCTGGGACAAGGAAGTGGCCGGAACCGGCTATTGGGGCCGCGACCGGCACGAGCTGCTGCTGATCGGCAGGCGCGGCGACCCGGTTTCGCCGCTGCCAGGCTCGCAGCCCGAGACGGTCTATCGCGAGCGGAAGGGCAGGCACAGCGCCAAGCCCGATTACTTCGCCGAGCAGATCGAGCGGCTCTATCCCGCCATGCCACGGCTGGAAATGTTCTGCCGCAGCCCGCGCCCGGGCTGGACGGCATGGGGGTTTGAAGCCGCGACAGGGGAGGCGGCTGAGTGACCTCCATGCTGCCCATCATCGAGGAACTCGCCGATGCGCCGGACCATAAGGCGCGGGCGCGCTGGCTGCTCGAAGTCCCGCTCGCGGTGATCATCCGCGACCAGGTGACCATCCACCGGCTGCTCTCCGCGGCCGGTTTTCACGAGGGCCTTGCCTACTTCGCAGCCGAGATCGCGGCGCTTTCGGCGACGCGCGGCCGGGACGGGCTCGCGCCGAACACAATCCGCATGACGCGGGAACACGCCCGCATTGGAGTTCAGATCATTGCGCGCGGTGGCGCGGAAAAGGGGGCGGTTCTATGATGAAACTAGTACGCGACAGCAATGCCAATTTCCTTGGCGGCTTCAACAAACGCCCGGCGCGCCAGGTAAGAGGGGGATTGGCCGATCAAAACGTCGGCGCACGTCTGCACGGCAAATGTGTAAGCCAACCCTTTTACTGCCGGCCATCGGTTACTCAACAATGTGGCGGCGCTTCGCGTCGTCGCGACACTTTCAATAAAGCCTGTGTCCGGCAAACGGACGAGCACCGCTTCACTCCACGGACCGACATTCATGGCGAGCCTCAATTGCGCGATGCTGCCCAAACGTTCCGTCAGTTGAATAGTTCCGGCAGAGAGCTTGTGAACACATCGTTGGCCCAAAGGGCGGCTTCACGGGGCGTAGAATGAGCCAGGAAGCCACAATCCGACGCGGTGTGCGCAATGCACGCTATGCGGCAATACCGAACCATGTCTTTGAGGATGCGCGGCTGTCGATGGAAGCAAGGTGGCTCTTGAGCTACCTGCTCTCCAAGCCAGACAACTGGACCGTCGTCATCGGCGATATCATCAAAAAGGGCAATTGCGGGCGCGACAAGGCTCGCAAGATGATCGCCGAGTTGGTCGACGTTGGTTATGCAGAGCGCGAACAGCAGCGCGAGGACGGCAAATTCGGAGCTTCAGTGCTCGTGATCTTCGACGAGCCGCGCTGCGCCACGGCCGCTGAAAACGCGGCCGAAGCGTCTGGTGTTGCAATTCTACCGCAGACGGATTTACCGGCGACGGCATTACCGGCGCCGGTTTCGCCGGCGCCGGTAAAATCGGCACATAGTAATAACTCAGATTCAGCAAATACTGATTATCAGAATCTGAGAGAGGGCGGGCGCGATGCTCCGGAAGATGGGCCGGAGCCGGAAGATCCGAGGAAGATCGACGCCGCCTTCTGGGCGCTGGTGAAGGATTGGCCCGGCTTCGCCGGCATGCCGAAAGAGCCGGCGAAGCGGTCGTGGCTCGCGCTGACGGCTGACGAGCGCCGGGAAGCGGCCGAGCGGTTCCCCCGTTGGCTGCAGCTGCTGAAGGCGCAGAAGAAATCCCACACCCCGGCACCATCGACCTACTTCGGCGAAAAGCTGTGGATGGATGTTCCTGCGCAGGATGAGGCGGCGAAACCTGCGAACGCCATGGCTGCGCCGTTCGGCAAGCTCTGGTCGGCGACGCGGTTCGCCGAGCTGCTGCTGCCGCCGTCTGGGATCGTCGCTCCTCCGACGAAGTTCGAACAGATGCAGATCGACGCCGGGCAGGTGTCCCTTGCTGACGTGATGGCCGAGAAGCGCATGCGCGCCGGATGGCCGTCGGTGAACAGCATGCAGGAGCGGGCACGCTCGGCGCAGGGCTCGATGTGCCCGCTGGCGCTGGAAGAGGCGGGGCAGGGCTTCCAGGCGGTGAGGCGTGACGGCGAGCTGCTCGCCGCGTGGCAGCGTGAGCACAAGCGGCGCGGCTGGCCCTTTCCGGAAGGGCGCTTGCCTGAGTGGGTCTATTTCCCGGCGATCGAGGGCGAGGGCGATCTCGATTTCCTCGTCGCCGAAGCGGTCGAGCGCTACCGCGAACGAATTTCCGACTATCTCGCGAACAGGAGCAAAGGCGACGATCATGCAGCGTAGCACGTTTACCGCAAGCCCGATTGCGCTGCAGGGCCATGATCGCTTCGCCGATCGGATGCGGAGAATCACCGAGGGCCTCCTCGACGAGGGCGCGCTCCTCACGGCGAATCTCCGAATCAGCGGCGGTAAAGCGCCGTGGTTTGCGCTTCGGGTCTGGACGGGCCGCGAGAAGACTGTGGAAAAAAGCCTCGATATCATGGGCGTACGGTCGCTCGTGCCGATGCGGAAAGGCCCCGATTTGCGCCGTCGCGGTCGCGTGATCGAGGGGCAGATGATGCCGGTTATCCATGGTTATGTTCTCGTGCAGATGATGGCGCTCTCCGAGTATCTCGCCGGATTGCTGGGCGTCGAGCATGTGATCGATGTGCTTGGCGGGTGCGATCGGCCCATGCGCCTGAGCGACAAGGAAGTCAGCAGATTCAACGGTCTGGCTAGCAAGGGTAACTTTGATTGGGAGCGCCCAGTTGACCTGGTGGTGAGGGCTGGAGAACCGGTCTTGATCACCGCAGGCCCGTTCTGCGATCGGAAGGCAACCGTGGTCACGCCAAGCAAGAAAGGGCGTGGCGACGTGGTGGTCTCGATCGACTTCATGGGCGGCGAAGTGCCGGTGACAGTGCCTCTTGCTTTGCTGAAGAAGTTGTGAGAGTCATCTTGCCATTGGATGAGCTGATGATCCTGAAGTGAGCCTCTGAGAGAACGCCTAGCAAGCGGGGAGAAAGCCCGAGGTCGGTACACCGGTCAGCCCCAGCCTTGACAGCCTCGAAGCCGAGGCAACCGATTCAGGGCAAGTGCGAAAGCTATGACCAGATGACAGGCGGCCGAGAGGTCGTCTTTCTCGTTTAAGGTTATGGGCAGGCTTTTCCGGAGCTTTTGATGATCGACGCTCAGATCAAAGTCGATCTCCGGCAGTTCAACCGTTCCTTGTCGGACATCGAGCGCAAGCAACTTCCCTATGCCATCATGCTCACGCTGAACGAGACGGCCAAGGGTGGTCGCCTTGAAGTCCAGCGCGAGATGGATCGGGTCTTTGACCGGCCAACGCCTTACGCAAAGCGGGGCGTCGTCTATGACCGGGCATCGCGGCAGAACCTGAGGGCGGCGGTTGTCGTCACGGGTGACCGGACCAAGGGCGGCTTGCCTGCGACGGCATTCCTCGGTCCGCAGATCGAAGGTGGCATGCGCACCCATAAGGCCTTCGAGCGGCAGCTCGTCGATCGTGGCTTGATGCAGCGGAACCTGGTGGCCGTGCCAGCAAAGCGGGCGCCGCTCGATCGCTACGGCAACATGACGCAAGGATTTCTGAACCGCGTCATGGCCGACTTGCAGATCGACTATCGTGGAGCTGGTGCGACCCGCAGCCGCACATCATCCTCGCTCAAGCGGAACAAGAACTACAAGAACGCGCGGTTCTTCGTGCCGAAGCAGCCTTCGCACCTCTACCCCGGCGTTTACCAGCGAGATCCGGCAACGAACGCCATCCATCCGGTGATCCTGTTCGTGCCTCAGGTCTCGTATCGCGTCCGCCTTCGCCTGCGCGAAGTCGTCGAGCGCTACGTGGTCGCCAATGTTCACGATCATTTCGCCGTCGCCTTCCAGCGGGCGGTTCGGACGGCCCGATAGGCCCTCCGACGGTTCATGGGTCCTTCCTGGCATCCGCCCGCCTGCGGGTATTTGGCACGGCGGAGGTTGTCCAGTCTGAGCGATTTTTTGAAGCCTAAAGTCAGAGCCTAAACTAAAGAGCCGGGCTAAAGAACGAGCGTTCCTAAAGATGAGCCTTGCAGCTGACATCATGACGAAGAGCGCGTTTGCGGCTCATGTCGGCGTCAGTGCCGGGCGCATCTCGCAGTACATCGCCGAGCGGAAGATCTTCGGTGAAGCGCTCGAAGGCGAGGGGCGGAACGCGAAGATCCGCGCGTCGGTTGCGGTCGAGCAGCTGCGCAAGACCCTCGACCCGTCGCAGCGGTTCGGAGCGAACGGCACGGCGACGCGATCGGCGCCAGCGCCGGTTGCTTCCGAGCTGTCGTTCGATGTGCCGGAGAAGCCGAAGGCGCCTTTAAAGCCGACCGTCATCGTCGACCCGTTCATTGACGAGGTCGCGGCCGAGAAGCTCAAACAGCAAAAGATCACCACCGCGCGCATGGAGCGCGAGGAAGCGCTCGAGCTCGGCCGGTACATGCTGACCGACGATGCTCGGCGAGAGATGGTCAAGGCCGTGGCCGAGGCGTTCAAGGTCATGGAGCAGGCCATCCCCGAGATGGCGAAGGCGATCGCCGCGCAGTTCTCGGTGTCGACCCATGATGCGACCCATGTGCTGCTGAAGGCCTTTCGGGACCACCGAGCCAAGAAGGCGCGCGACTTCGCCGACGCAGCGGCCGAGTTGGACGAGCATGTCGAGGACGAGCAGCAATGACCGTGCTGTTCAATCCCGAGCGGCTCGCTCTCAGCGTGCTGGCCGAGATCTGCGAGCCGCCGCCGGCAGTCGATTATCTCGACTGGGCGAAGCGGAACATCGTGTTCTCGGAGCGCATCACGGACCATCCGGGGCCGTACAACGAAGACCTGGTGCCGTTCTTCTCGGAGATCCTGCGAGCGTTGTCGCCGGAAGATCCGTGCAACATCGTCAGCCTGGCGAAGTCGGCGCAGATCGGCGGTACCATCTGCGCCAACATCTTCACGCTCGGCTCGCTCGACATGGCGCCCGGCGATTTCCTCTATGTCCATCCGACGGAGGAGAACGCCGCCCGCTGGTCGAAGACGAAGCTGATGCCGCTGGTGCGCGAGATGCCGGCGGTCGCCAAGCTGTTCTCGCAAAACAGCCGCGATGCGAGCAACTCGGTGCTCTACAAGGAACGCATCGACGGGCGCGGCGCCATCCAGGCGGCCGGCGCCAACTCGCCGGCAGGCCTGTCGATGATCTCGCCGCGAAAGCAGGTCCAGGACGATCTTGCCAAGTGGCAAATGAACGAGGCCGGTGATCCGGAGGTGCAGGCGGACAGCCGCAGCAAGGCGTTCTTCAACGGCAAGGTCTTCAAGATCTCGACGCCGATGGTCTCGCCGGGCTGCAAGATCACGTCGAACTATCAGGAAGGGACGCAGGAGACCTACCATGTCCCGTGTCCGCACTGCCAAGAGCTGCAGGAGCTGCGCTGGGAGAACATGCGGGATCACATCGATCCCGAGCATCCCGAGCAGGCACATTTCGTCTGCATCCATTGCGGCTGCGAGATCCACGAGCACCATCGCGAATGGATGGTGAAGCCGGAAAACGGGGCGAAGTGGGTCGCCAAATATCCGGAGCGCGGCCGCCGCCATCGGTCCTTCCGCATCTGGATGGCCTATTCGCCGTTCGAACGATGGGAGAACCTGGCGCGCGAGTGGCTGACGGTCCAGGCCGGCGGACCGGAGAACCGGGAAAAGGGATCTGGCGCCGAGCAGACGTTCTGGAACGACTGGCTCGGGCTCGCCTTCGAGGCGGACAACAAGGCGATCGATTGGGAAGTGCTCCGCGATCGCGCCGAGGACCACGGTTTTCAGCGCGGTGTCATCCCGGCCGAGGCGCTGGCGCTGGTGCTTGGCATGGACGTGCAGGGCGACCGTGTCGAGTGGCTGCTGGTCGGCTACGGCAGGAATCGGTACCGGGCCGTCATCGATCATGGCGTCATCGACCATCGCGCCGGCAGCCACCTGGCGGACGCGAAGGAACATTCCGGCCATATCTCGGAGCCGGAGGTTCGCGCCGCCCTCGACCGGCTGCTGCAGCGCGAATGGCTCGACGATGCGGGCCGCAAGCGCACTGCCGATCGGGTTGCGATCGATGGCAACGCCTACACCGACGACGTCTGGAACTGGGTCCGCAAGCATCCGAAGTCACGCGTCATCATGGTGCGCGGCGGCAATACGGAAGCCGCGCCGCCGATCGTGCAGACGAAAGAGTATGACCGGAAGGGCAAGCCGAAGAAGCAGAAGTGGTCATCCCGCTTCTTCACCTTCAACGCCTCGGCCTTCAAGATTCGGCTCTATCGGGACTACAAGAAAGACGATCCGGAGCAGGCGGGCTACATCCGTTTCGCCCGCGGCTTCGGAGACGATTTCTACCAGCAGGCGACATCGGAAGCCCGCGTCCCGGAGAAGACCCGGAGCGGTCACACCCGCTACGTCTGGAAGCTCTCCGAGGGCAAGCGCAACGAAATCATCGACATGCTCAATCAGAGCCTGGCCGGTGCCTATCGCTGGGGCGTGCCCTACTGGACCGACGAGGAATGGGACGCGATCGCCGATCGCCTCGGCCGCCTCGAAGCGCCGCAACAGGGCGATCTCGAGGATCATCTGAACCAGATCGCCGTCAAGACCGAACCTGCCGCAGGCCAGAGCGCCGCGGCAGAACAGCAATCGCCGCTCGTCGCTGCCGCCCTCGCGCGCGCCGCCCGTGCAGCGCAGCGGAACCGCTAGGAAGATCCATATGGCACTGACCGAACAGGAACGCGCCGTGCTTCTGGCACGGCTCGACGACGCACGTGAGGCCTTGCACCAGATGGAGCTTGGCCGCGCCGAGATCTCGCTCAGCTATAACGGCGAAAGCGTCACCTATGCCGCGGCCAACATCGGCGCGCTGCGCCAGTATGTCCGCGACCTCGAGGCGAAACTCGGCCTTCGCCGCTTTGCCAGGGCGCGCAGCCGGGGAGTGATCTTCGGATGAGCGGCGACGTCACGATCCTCGGCCCGGACGCGAAGCCGCTTTCGCCGGCAGTTCGTGCCGCCGCACGTGTGCAGGTCGCGAAAAACCGGCTGATGGCGTCCTCGGCCTACCAGGGTGCATCCTACGATCACCCGTCCTTCGCCAAATGGCGGCCGGGCACCTGGTCCGGTCAGTCGGCGCTGACCTGGTCGCGCTCCGAGCTCGTCGACCGGCTGAACGACGTGGCGCGCAATGACGGCTGGGGTGCCGCCGGCACCTCGCGCCTCGTCGACAACATCATCGGCTCCGGCTGGACGCTCGCCGCGCGGCCGAACCATGTTTCGCTCAACATGACGTTTGAGCAGGCGGAGGAGATCGCCGACAAGATCGAGGCCTTGTGGCGCGATTACACGCAGGATGTCGACAAATGGTGCGACGCCGAGCGGACGAAAACCATGGCCGGCGTTCTCGGCCTTGCTGCCCGTCAGCGCTTCGGTCCCGAGGGCGAGGCCTTCGGTGTCATCGTCTGGCAGGACAATGCACCGTTGTTCCAGACGGCAATCCATGTCGTCGATCCGGCCCGGTGTTCAAACCCGAACGGGCGCATGGACGAGGAGTTCCTGCGCGACGGCGTTGCCATCGACGGATACGGCGCACCGGTCGGCTACCACTTCCGCAAGTCGCATCCCGGCGAGTTCTTCGCCGGCAATACCGGCCTTTGGCACTGGGAGTATGTCGAGCGGGAGACCGAATGGGGCCGCCCGATCGTCGTGCACGCCTACGAGCAGAAGCGCGCCGGCATGACGCGCGGCGTTTCCGACTGGGCTCCGGTCATGCGGTCGATCAAGCAGTCGACCGACTACGAGGATTATGAGAGCCAGGCGGCAATGCTGAACGCTGTCATGGCTGCCTTCATCGAAACGCCCTTCGATCCGGAGGAGATGCTCGAGGCGATGGGCGCGGATTACGGCAATGACGGTATCGCCAAGCTCTTCGGCGAAATGTCGGCCGCGCAGAAGGCCTATTACGGCGCCGCGCCGATCGATCTGCCCGGCGTTCGTATCAATACGCTGCAGCCCGGCGAAAAGGCGACGCTGACCAAGCCCGAGCACCCGAACGCCAATTTCGAGGCCTTCGTCAATGCGGCGCTGCGCAAGGTCGCGAGCGCGATCGGCGTCACCTACGAGCAGCTCACCATGGACTGGAGCCAGGTGAACTATTCGTCGGCACGCGCCGCACTTCTGGAAATCTGGCGCGGCTTCACCGCCAAGAAGGGCGGCTTCGCCTCGCAGTTCATGGCACCGATCTATCGCGCATGGCTCGAGGAAGTGTTCGACAAGGGCCTGATCGAGCTCCCGGCGGGAGCCGTTCCTTTCGAGCTGAACCCGGCAGCCTGGTGCCATGCCGACTGGATCGGTCCCGGCCGAGGCTGGATCGACCCGCTGCGCGAGGCGCAGGCCGCCAGCGAGCGGCTCGCCGGCAATCTCACCACGCTCCAGCAGGAAGCGGCCGAGCAGGGGCGGGACTGGAAGATGGATGCACAGCAGCGCGCCCGGGAACGGGCGTTCTACGAGCGGCTCGGCCTCGATCCCGACCCCGGCAAACCCGAAGCCAGATCGCAGGCGAGTGCCGCTCCGCCAGCCGAGCCGGGCGACGAGACCGAGGAAGAAGTCAACGGCCGGACTTCGGCACGGCATCCCGCCGGCATCCCGAGGATCTCCAGAAGGAAAACGGCATGAGGAACTATCCCGAAATCGCCAGTCGGATGTTCGGCACGCCGCTGATGCTGCATCCGTCGAAGGGCGACATCATTGCGCGGGCTTTTGGCCCGCGCGTGCTCGGCAGCCCGGACGCTCCAGCGCATGTCGCCGGTGGCGAAGAGATGGGCCTCGTCGGCGAGAAGCTTCGGGATGCCACCGACTATTGGGATGACGCCCTTTACAAGGGGCCGGAGCTCGTTGCGCCGGGCATTGCGCTGATTGAGATCGAGGGATCGCTCGTCAACAAGGGCAAGTGGATCGGCAAATCCTGCGGCATGACCAGCTACGAAGCGATCGGAGTGCAGGTCCGTGATTGCATCGAGCGCGACGACCTCAAGGCCGTCGTGTTCGAGGTCGACAGCTATGGCGGCGAGGTGACCGGTGCGTTCGATTGCGCCGAGCAGATCTTCGAGCTTTCGCAGTTGAAACCCACCATCGCGGTCCTGACGGATCATGCGTGCTCGGCCGGTTATCTGCTGGCATCACCTTGCCGGCAGCTGGTCATTCCGCAGACCGGTATCTGCGGCTCGATCGGTGTCATCTCGATGCATGTCGACATGAGCGCCTGGCTCGCAAAGGAAGGCCTCAAGGTCACCATCCTGAAGGCCGGCGAGCACAAGGCCGACTTCAATCCCTATGAGGCCATCCCCGACGATGTGCTTCAGCAGGAACTCGCCGAGCTCGAGGAGCTTCGCGTCGAATTCGCAGCGACCGTCGCGCGGTACCGTGCCGGCCGGCTGACACAGCAATCCGCTCTCGCCACTGAGGCGCGGGTCTATCGCGGACAGAAGGCGGTTGATGCCGGCCTCGCCGACGCGGTTGCACGCCCTTCGCAGGTTCTCGAAGCCTTCGAAGCTGAACTGAGCCGGACAGCCGGCTAACCCCAACATCAACTGGAGACGACGAATGTCGAACTTGACGCGTAGCAGCGCGCTCACGCGGAGCGTGCTCGCCGCCATTAGCGGCAAGAAGGGCTCCCGGCTGGAAGACGAGCGGCCGGAAGAGATCGAAGACGACGAGAAGGTCGAAGGCACCGAGGACGATACCTCGGCTGAAGATGACGTCTCGGACACGGACGATGACACGTCCGGCGATGACACCAGCGCCGAGACTGAGGAGGAAGAGACCGACGACGGCAAGACCTCAGCAAGCGCCGTCCGCCGCGCCGAGCAGGGTCGCATCCGCTCGATCCTCATGCATCCGAAGGCCGAGAGCAATCCCGGCCTCGCCGCCGAGCTTGCCTTCGGCTCGAGGTTCTACTCGGCCAAGGAAGCGGGTGCGCTTCTCTCCTCCGCTTCCGCCGGCGGTTCGCGCCTCGCTGGTCGCATGGCCGGAAAGAGCCCGACGCTCGGCGCCGGCACGCCGGGCGGCAGCAAGGCCACCGAGAAACAGGCGGTGATCTCCACCGTCCGCTCCACCATCCTGGCCCGTCACGGCCGTAACCGGAAGGATTCCTGATCATGGGAGAAGCAACCTTCGCCCCGAACGACCTGCTCGTTTCCGACGT